GTGGGATTGTATCTGTCGCTGACTTAAGATCGTATGAAAAACCATCTTTAGGATGATTCAACATGAATCGTTCTAGGGAGCCTTGCTGATCAAAAGTAGCGTCAGTGGGGAAGGTTTTGAGTACATCGAACATCCAGTCATGTAATGGTGCAAGGACACGTTGAGTCCAATAATCTACTATAGCGAATACACGGACCTTACCGGCCGCCTCATACCGGAGCGAAAGTTTACCTAGGGTAAGTTCTACAGGAACAGTCTTCGAGCGTACGCGTTTGCGTGCGTTTGGGGCTGGACCTTTTAGGACTTGTCCAGATTTGGAAACAAATTGGGTAGACTTGACTGTTCTGGAGATTTGAAGCGTAGTCGTACTAGGGTCTCCGTATATTCGCGTTGCTACAGCAAGTACGGCCTGGTAGGCTTTCACAAGCCTGCTATTCCCTACAAGCGTTGCAAAGTGGATCAGCCAGTTAGTGGGAGCTTGCTCCCAAGCCAAGGTGTCCCAAGGGGCACCTAGGAAACTAACTGATGCATTTGGACCGGCTGTCAGCGATAAGGCTAAGTCACCCGAATTTCGCACAGCGAGATTCGGCTTCTGCAGCTTAGGTCTGGCGGGCCCCGCCCGCGACCATATGAGGGGCCAAAACTGTTCTTTGCAAAAGGACTGGAACCCTTCCAGATCCCCAGCCTTAAAGGCGAAACTATCCATTGTGATAGTTTCAAATTTAGGAGTTTTATAAGGGCCTTTCAGGGCCTTATAAGACTGGAGAAGAGTAAAGGTCCATCTAACAGCCATAAGGTGCTGTTGCCGCAGAAGAAGCCTTAGTGGTAGCGGGAACCAGAGCGGTAAACCTGAACGGTCCAGCTGGACCGGGTGTCCAAGCTCCCAGGCAGTTCTGACCCTATCTCTCGCGAGATAGCGTCTAAGGATCACAGAACTACACTTAAGTAGTTTGATCACCCCATTAGAACCCTGATGAGCATGCACCTTCTTCAGGTGAGCGATAATTTGCTCAAGAGCACTCACGAAAGAGGACCGTGGGGCCAAGCGAGTATCCAGCCAATATAGGGTCAGTTGACCCCATTTGGCGAAGATCTTATCCAGGTTTCCCTGGGTAAGAGGGATCATCGCGTCGCCCTCCTTTCCTCCACTGTAGTCTGCTAAGATACTACGAGGCCAACCCACTATCTTGTGCATCCTGCGTTGGTTCGCAGGTAGCGCGTAAAGGCGCGCCGTAAGTCGGACCAGGTCCTCCAACGATAGTGGGGGGGTATTTTTAGAATTATCGGTAGTGTCTCCATGAACATCCGAAGATGTCGACTTCGACTCATCCGATGAGAAGTTGGCGTTAGAGGACGCTGCTAATGAAGTTGGTTTAACAACCGACTGAAGAAGTGGCCTAGGTTCACCCGCTCTAGCAAGCACAACTAGAGGGCTGTCTGTTGACAGGGCGACACGGACCGAGACTCGATAGTCTCTTTCAGACAGGTATAGTATTGCGTGCTGGTCGATGGGATCAACCACGGCGAACATGCCTCCTTCAACTTTGTCCCAATCCACCGACTTAAAAAGCCGATGATTCGGTTGTTGGTGCAGAATAGGACAACTATGAAACATGAAGTGTGAATAGAAAGAACCGCTCAGGGCTCGTCCGAGCCCGTCCACGCGGCGACCACTCAGTTGAGAGGTCACTCCGATTACTTTGATCGGGAAGCACTTCCATAGTAATAGCATGATTGAAATGTTTGGTTCTACCAGACAGAGTAGATCTGAGTTAAGGATGGACCCCCGTCTCTTCAAAACGACGGACCGTTATTGGTGCTTACAGGTTAACCATATCCTGTTCGCGGGTTTAATAGCAGATACGTAGAGGGAAAGGACTGCAACCGATAAGTTAATCGGACTACACGTATGTAGCCGAACTCACAGACCGGCCTCGATCAGCCCAGGTCGTGTCTCGTTAAGCCCTCAACCGAGGGTTTCCGGAACACTACTTCGGGCGCATTTAGTATCTTGGCAAACCTAATTATTTTATCTAATCAACTGGTAGTCGTTGATCAGTTCCACTTACCTCTGCTTTCACCACCCGGTGGCCACCTTTGGACTAGGTGTTCCATCGCCCTCCAGGCGGTGTGACATACAGGAAGAAGGAGACTTAGTGTCTTGGCCTTTGCCGCAGAGCGGTTTGGGATTCGACGGTCTCTTAGGTAGCCTACCCAGGTTACCCTGGCCATGCATCTAACCGAAGTATCGAGTGCTGGATCGCTTGATACGGGCGACCCGAGGTTATTAGCCTCACTATCTCTCCGCTGAGGCAGGCCTCAACCTGCTGGGTACGGCTGTAACCAGCAGATCCTTGGACTACCTCAGTCTCGGCCCAGAAGTGTCTAGATCTAACGAAAGATCGCTGACACAAAGGAGTAGGATTCGAGAGGATCCTATCTTCGGAGCTTCACGGCTCCCTG